TCTTAAACGTAAAGAAGAATCTGCTCTACATACTGCTACAGAATACAACAAGAAATATATACAAGCCTTAGAAGAGCGTACTAAGATAACTCTAAAGTTAGAAAATCTAAAAGATAAATTAAACCCTGAGAAACAATGTGAAGACTGTGAGGAGGAATCATGAAGCAGTTTGTAGTGTTATGCAATGAACAAGGTATGAGTCGTATAGCTGATGTGTTTAAGAGTGATGTAGTCCAGTTCCTAGAGATCCAGGGCATGTCTATGGGTGAAGAAGCTAAGTTTAATCTTCTAGTAACACCTATGCCACAGCCAGTTGAACAACCTCCAGAGCCAGCATGAATAAGATAACATATTCTAGGTTAGTACCTAGTGGTTCTATAGCATTTTGTTTATCTTACGCTATAAATAAATCTATATTTTTTGGCATCCTACATATGGTGTGCGGATGGTTGTATGTCTTATACTGGTTATCCTATACTGATATATGCACCTACATTAACTCCTGGGTGGTAAAATGACTCCAGAAGATATAGCTTTTGAGAATAGAAAGCGCCAAGTAATGGATAAAATGTTCAATAAACCAGACATAATCAATAACCCTCCTCACTATCATGGTAAAAGGTTTGAGTGCATAGATATCATAGAGGACTATAGTCTTGGTTTCCATCTAGGAAATGCCGTAAAATATATCCTGAGATGTGATAAAAAGGGTAACAAGGTTCAAGATATACGCAAGGCCATTTGGTATCTTGAGAGAGAGTGTTTAAGAGAGGCAGAGAATAGTATAGGTGATTCCCATGTGTGAAGTATGTGGAGGGGATTGTAAGTTGTGTACAGGTATACCAGAGACTGTAAAACTATGTTGTATTGGAAAATCTATACTTAACCGCATTCAGGATATGGGTAGAGTAGAAAACATGCTCAAGAGTATACTAAATGATGATGTATTCGCTAATCTCTCTAAGCATAATCCTTATTATGATTCAGAATATGAGGTAGAGGCAGATAAACTAGATGATCTTCGTAGAAAATTATCATGTATTAATGATAATCTATGGGATGTAATTAGCATCTTAAAAAAAGATGAAGAGTAGATAGTTAAAGCAAGATTCTCTTGCGATGTTTGTTAGGATTCTTGGGAAGAAACTAATAGATGAGACGGGCATCTATAAAAAGCCGTCAATTTTTATGGCCACTGTCCTTGGTTCTTAGTGTAATTGTATTACACATGGGCAATTTATAAGGGCTGAGTATTTCTACTAGCCCTTTAGCACTAATAAGGAACTGATTTTCCACCCACTCCAGCTCTTTTCTTGTCTCCAGCTTTAGTAGATTTAGTTTTTGGTGTTAAACTTTTAGGCTTTGGAGCCTTAGTCTGCTTAGATCCTGTTACAAATTTAGATTCTGCACTTGCTTTTACCATATAAACTCCTTGGTTTTTTTCATTTTTGAGTTTATGGTAAATTTATGTAAAGAAATTATATCAAAAATGAGATTATATGACACTTCCTAATCCACAAGATCCAAATTCGCCTCTGTATCAATTTATTGATACCCAGCCTGCCAGCCCATACCCCAATAACCCAGACTCCAGCCTGAGTCATTTTACGACCCGCCAATTCACTCCTGAGAATATAACTAACGCTTTACCAGTTGTAGTAACAAAAACAGCACATGGGTTTCAAAATGGTCAAGCAATTAGAGCCACTAAGTTTATTACTATACCTTTTGCTCTTGCAACTGGTATGGAACAGCTTAATAATCGCCTATTCTATATCAGGCAAGTCACTGTGGACACTTTTCAGTTGTGTGACGCCAACACTAATCCTATTGATGGTAGGAATTTTACACCTTATATTCAGGGCGGGCAGTTTACAGTAACAGGACCAGATCTGCCAGTAGTAAACCCCTCCCATTTTCCACCACCTGGAACTATTCCTTAGGGTTCATAAGGAGCAACTCTAGGAGTATTTCCTGGGTTTTGTTCTACACCTTCATTTATTGATATAGATAAATCCTCTTTAGGTGGAGTAATCTCTCCTAGTCTAACTGCATGTATTTTCCTAGGAGATCTTTCACCTCCCTCCAAACCTACACCATCCATAGCCATGAGCTTGTTCTGAATGTAAAGCAGCTTTACATCGATGCTTTCCAACTTTCTCATGTATCGATCATTGACAAGCATAATCATAGGACGATCATAGTATTCCCATACTTTCTTAACAGCTGCAATAACTAGATGCATGATGCATACACATGCACCTGCGACCAATAGATCTCTTGCGTTAGAGGGAATATATTTATCCAGGTGAGTAGGAGATAGCAAGTACCTAGCAAAGCCAGGGGCAGCAAGTAACATTGCATTGCATGCTGTATTTACAACACTGAACTTACCTTCTGGAAAAACATCAAAATCATTTCTGTATTTATTATCTACAGCTTTATAGAATATTCCTGTTGCTAAGGTTGCTATAGCAATAGGATGAGCTACAATGTGATTTTGGATGTTTAGGATCATGGGTTTGAGGTTTAGGGTATTAATATCCATGTTTTACCTCCATAAGTAGTTTTGTGTTATATTCTCCTTGTATATAATTTAATATTTATTGTCATACATAAAGTGTTGAAATTCAACATTTATAATATAACATTTATATGTTTGATATGCAGTCAATGATCACTCATCGTCTTCTTCGTCTAGTTTATCATCAGGAACACAATTCATCGTACTTTTTATAACAAATGGTTTAATATCATTATCAAAGTAATATTTTGATCTTTGGGGATCAAATTCTTCCATCCATTTCTTTACATAACCTTTCTGGTTATCATATATCCAGTTGTAGATCTCTTGACAGATAGGTTTGAATTTTGGTTGCAGCTCATTTTCTATAGAAAACTTTAGATTATCCAACAACCTCATAAACACCTTCTCTTTCACCCGATGATTAGCATTCTTAATATCACTATAGAGAAGATTCTCTGGGTTTAGGTATATCTCCATACTCTCAGTAAACTTGTCAATACCCTCTAGAGCATTCCTTTCCTCTTCTTCAAAAGTTATAAAGTGAGGTTCAGAGACTGTAATAGTAAATACTAAATTACCCTCAGGATTAGTTGTGCGCTCTACAGTTATCTTCATAATCTCCTCCAGTTTGCAAAAACTTACCAGAGCAACTTTTACACTTCAATAAAATTCCCATGTGTATAAATTTTTTTAAGTGTTAAAAAAATATGTATGCAATTAACTCGCGAAGAAGCACTACAGATGTATGGTAATGTAGACTGGAGACTCAGGAACCTCTACAAGATCAAAGATAAGCAAGGCAATGTAGTTAACTTTGAACCCAACTGGGCTCAAGAGTCTCTAAAGACCCCTCACTATCTCAATATAATACTTAAAGCTCGTCAGCTGGGTATCACTACCTATCATGCAATATTATTCCTAGATACCTGCCTTTGGAATAACAATGTCAACTGCGCCATTGTTGCAGATAGTAAACCCATCGCTAGAGAGATATTCATTGATAAGGTGAAATTTGCTTATGACAACCTACCCCAATTTGTTAGAGACATGTGCCCAGCATATAGAGACAATGTGCATGAGATGCGTTTTGCAAATGGGTCAGTGTTTAGAGTTGCAACAAGTCTAAGGGGTGGAACCCTGCAGCTATTACATATCACTGAGTTCGCCAAGATTTGTCAGGAGAATCCTTCAAAAGCTAATGAAATTGTATCTGGAGCGCTTAATGCAGTGCAAGCAGGACAATTTGTATGTATTGAGTCTACTGCTAGAGGTAAAGAAGGTCACTTTTTTAATCTCTGTAAGGAAGCTCAAGCATTAAAAGATGCAGATAAGCCTTTAGGTAAATTAGATTGGAAACTTTGGTTTTTCCCATGGTGGAAACATCCTGACTATGTTATAGATTCAAAAAATGACTTGATAACAAAGGATAATCAGAAGTATTTTGATGATTTAGAATGTAAAGGAATTATTTTAAATCCTGACCAAAAAGTCTGGTATCAGAAGAAAGCATTGACAATGGGCGAATATATGAAGAGAGAGTTTCCCTCAACACCTGAGGAAGCTTTTGAATCTGCAAACGAAGGATTCTATTTTGCTAAACAAATTAGTCAAGCAAGGCAAGAGAAGCGCATCTGCCATTTACCGTATGATGATCATGCTAAAACCTACACTAGCTGGGACATTGGTATCGGTGATTCCTGCGCTATCTGGGTTTGGCAGTTGGTTGGTAAGGAAGTACACTGCATCGACTATTATGAAAACTCTGATGAAGCTCTTGCACACTATGTACGCTGGCTTAAAAGCAAGCCTTATGTATATGAAAAACATTTTCTGCCCCATGATGCAGCCGCAAGAGAAAAAGGGTCAGGAAAGTCCTTTGCAGACATTGCAAGAGACCAAGGACTCCAAGTCGATATTGTCCCTAGACAGCAAAATGAAATATTCGGGATTGAATGTCTCAGAAATAGTCTTCCCAGATTCTTCTTTGATCACTCCAAATGTGAGAAGGGGATCAAATGCATTGAGAACTTTAGAAAAGAGTGGAACGAGAAACTTGGATGCTACAGAGAACGAAGCTATCATGATTGGGCTTCCCATGGATCTAAAGCCCTCATCTATGGAGCAGAATCCATCCAAAGACTAGTTGGTGGAGCTGGGATGTCTGCAGAAGAATGGAACAGAATGAGAAAAGAGTGGATCTAAAAAAATTTACCTTAAGTATCAAATAATAATTTGAACAATGGGCAACAATGTACGCTTTTCAAGCTGACGGCTCAAGCCATAATACTCTAGATCATAATAACAAGGTTTTCCAGTGGCAACAATTCTTTTATGACGCATATCGAACATGGGGAGTGTACTACGCACAGGCATACCGGGACCTTAGAGCCTATGCAGGGGATAACTGGACTAACTTAGAGAGGACTAAACTTGAAAGACAAAACAGGATGGTTCTTGAGCTTAACAAGATTAGAAGGGTTATCAATTTATACTCAGGGTATGAAAGAGAGAATAGGACCCAGACAGTTACTGCACCAGTTGAGGGTTCTGATGAGCTTACAGCAGATCTATTCTCTAATGTCATGTATTACGTATATGAAAAGGGAAACGCTGATTACATATTCTCTGAGGCCTTTGAACATGCCCTTAAGACTGGTTTGGCCATTGTCGGCATCTATATGGATTACTCTAAAGACAAGGTTAATGGAGATATTAAGTTCTACTGGAAGCCATTTAACGCTTTAATGCTAGATCCATATTTTACTAAGAGAGATCTTAGTGATTGTGACCAGGCGTCCACAAGAGATCTACTTTCTAAAGAACAAGTAAAAGCCATGCTACCCTGGATAGATCCAGAGGAAATTGATGCCATTCCTACAGGTATCAGGGACAACAAATATCAATATCTAGGTATATATCGCCAGTATAATTCTACTTACATTGCTAAAAACTTGGTCACTTATGACCAATATTGGAGAAGGTATAACAAAGTTCAAAAGTACCTTGTGGATGAAGAAACAGGGGTTTCTGAAGAATGGGAAGGCACAAGAGAAGAAGAGAGGGAGCTTAAGAGAACTCTAGCACATACGCCTTCTATTAAACTGATAAATGCCCACAAAAGATCATGTGAGCTCAATATCATAGTTGGTGGTAAACTTCTGTATTCTGGTCCAGATCCCACAGGTCTAGACACATTCCCATTCATGCCAGTACTTCTCTATCATGAGCCACTCATAGATACTTATGAGCTCAAGATCCAAGGTCTAGTAAGATCGATTAGAGATGCTCAAAGACAATATAACAGAAGACATTCTCAGATCATTGACCTTATGGAATCTATTATCAATACAGGATGGATTACCAAAAATGGTGCTGTACTAGATCCTACAATGCTTATGCAAGCAGGACAGGGAAGGCAAATAGTTGTTAATAATGGGTATGATGTAAATGCTGATGTACGTGAAATATCTCCACCAAACATTCCTCCTGGGTACCTTCAATACCAAGATATCATTGATAAAAACATCATGGAGATCCCTGGAGCCTCTGATGAACTTTTAGGGCTATCATCAACAGGGGACTCTCAAGTTTCTGGTAAGCTTGCAGAAGTTAGATCATCTAATGGTCTCAAAGGTAATAGAGGAATATTTGATAATCTTGAGCAGACTAAGAAATATGTTGGTCAATTAGTTTTAGAGGCAATTCAGAAGAATTACCAACCAGGAAAGATTGAAAGAATTACAGGTAAGCAACCAACTGAGGAGTTCTTCTCAGG